TATCTATGTATATGGGTGGGGTCTCGCGGCACATGCCCTAGTTCGTGCGATTGTGCTTGTGTGTTTGTGCTTGTGTACTTGTGTTTTTTTGAACATATGTTCGCCAAACAAGTGTTCTCCCCACCTAGAGTAGTCATCTCACCACAAAAAAAAATACCCCTGCCGACATAGTAGAAAATATGTGAGCCTGCCTAGAGTTATGTCAAGTAGTGAAGTGGTGTAAATAGTTATGTTAAGTTAGGTTAGCCTGACATGTGTGTGACGGATGTCATGAAGATTTTTTGTGTTTTGACTTGACAAATGATTTCTTAGGCGCTATAGTTGTATTTGTAAGGTTCAAGCACTTAGGAAAGGGGAAAGAATGACTAGGAAAGACTACGAGAAAATCGCTCAAGTGATGAGCGAGGTTCTCAATGACAACGCCGAACCATCTCAATGGATGGGCACGGTAAATTCATTGGCTCACATGCTCAAGCAAGATAACCCGCGATTTGACAAACACACATTCCGCAATGCTTGCGGATGGGTGACTTGCACGGGTTTAAGGTCTGAGCAAGTTTAGAGACATCGCCTAGCCTTATAGGGGTTGTCGCGTCGTAGCGACACTAGGCACTAGTCAGACAACAGTCTGATGAAAACATACAGACAGGGGAAAGAATGCTAGACGACAAAATCAAGCGAGTGAGAGAGTGTGAGATTAGAATCAGTTTTCTATCTGACGCTCTTTACGAGGCAGAGCAAGCGGTCAAAAGAGCAGAGAAGAAAAGAATGACCGCCGAAATTAGATTGAATTATGAAAAGCGTCATTTGGAATATTTGACGGAAACAGGATACTACGCGCCAGAGAATTAGTGAGATTACCCTAGCGCCGTGGGCGTGGCTCTTCAATGGGCACTAGGGACAATGCGAAAGCAGAAGAACACAAACATACAGACAGGGGAAACGATGAATGCAAGCGAATTAACAGAAGACCAAATAGATTACATCTGCCGACGTTGCCTCACGCCAATGCTGGCAGATGCCCAAGATACGAAAAGAAAAGCAAGAAAAGATGATGTCAATATCATCTACGCAAATCTACAAATTGGAAGAATTGAACAGATATTCCGCACGGTAGGATATTGGGAAGAAGAGGGAAACAAATGAAAACACAACCGAAAATAGTATTTGAACACACTCGCCTATCTGGTAATTGGGTAGCGAAATGCACCGAATGCAATTTTGTAAGTGTGTATTGGGAAGAAGAAGAAGAGTTAGAGCACGATTGCCAAGAGTTTACGAAATAGCAAGGTTAGCCCTACGCTAAAGGCGTGCCGATTCAATTCGGGATAGGGCACAAGGCGAAAGCCGAAGAACACAACACAAAAGAAAAGGGGAATAAATGGATAGAAAAGATATGACCGCCAAACAAATAGCGCAATCAGTTTGGGAAGAAATGAAAACGCGCCATATTGACGAAATAACAAGTATGCAAGAAAACCATTTTAAAGATTGCGCAAGGGTAGTTTCGGCTCAAATGGCAGAGCGCGAAATGGTTATGAAAGAATTAGGACATTTGCTGAAATAGCAAGGTTAGCCTATCGCTTAAGGCGTGGGGTTCAATCCCAAATAGGCACGATTACCAAACATAGGTTTGGTGACAAAATGAAAGGGGAAACGATGAAAGAGAAAAGCCAAGAAGAGAAACTAAACTATGCGCTAAAACAGTTAGACGACAATCTACTGCTATGGGGTATAGATAATTGGTTGGGGTATCGCACAAGCGAAACCATGAGACTATCGGTGGCAGGTGCAACTAATTTGGTGGCACTTGTAAACACTTTAAACGCCGAAATAGAGAGACTAAACACAATCATTGAAGAGAAGAGTGTCTCATGATGCTTGACTGTTGCGAGTATTGCGGGAAAGAAATGCAACCAAAAGACCGCAAGAGATATAAAAATTATTTCTACCACAGTATTTGCAAAGAGTATCAAAAGTTTAGCGAAGAGATTACAAAAGAACGGAAGAGTGTCTCATGATAGTAGACGACAATTTCGTAGGGCTTGTGATGTTCGCGCTAGTCGGGGTTATCTATCTTGCTTACAAGGTAGGCGAGTATGTCGGGCAGATGAAGAGTGACAAATGACACACTCTTTAGCCTTGACAAACATAACTAAGCGTGATACAGTTAGACATATCAACATAACGAAAGGGTAAAAACAAAATGAACAGATACCAACTGCAAGCAAAACTAAACGGTCATATCAAAACGATATGGTTTGAAGATGTAGATGACATAGAAGCAATGTATACGGGAATTTTTAGAACACTAGACAACGCAAGCAAGAGCCGAGTTTGGGCGCGTGGTCATATCGCGCTAACCAATCTGACTACAGGCGAGTTAGTTAAAGAAATGGCGAGCAAACAATGACAAGCGCACAAGAACTAAAACTTACAAAGAGAGTCTGGCATGGCTACTATCGCGAAGCAGGCGAGAGAGTCACATATCTCAAGAATGGCGACACAATCAAAGACGCTTGTGGTTGCAAGAACTTTTGGGTGCTTGATTCAAGTGGTCAGTTGATGAATGTTTGGGAATGCGAGGTAACACAATGACCAGCGCACAAGAACTAAAAGAAAACATAGGCAGACAGGGCTTGTTATCAGTAACAGGCACAGCACTAAAGTTTGTGGTCACTATCCTTGACGCTCGCTCACGCTATGGTCATCTTGATTACAAGGTGACGCCGATAGCAGGCGAGGGTGAGACATGGCACGCGAGTACAGCAATAACGATACTTGACACAGACATTAAACTGTAATACAATAACATAACAACATAGAAAAGGGGAATAAATAATGCAAGTAGAAACGATAGGAACAGATAAAGACAACGGATACAACGCAAGCCAACACTTAATCGTGAAGGTTAAAGCGCCAAAGGTATCAGGCACAATGAAAGTACACCCAATGTCTACGACAGACAGACTTAGGTGCGAGGGTACGCTAACGATAGGCGGATACGACAAAACGATATTCGCAGGGCACGCAGTTAAGAAGAACGGGCAATGGATAGGTGAGGTAACTCAGTACGGGTGCTCACAAACATTGACCACTAAACAGTTAGCGCTTGCGAATCAAGCAGTAGAAGCGATATGCCTACACGCCGAAAGCGACAGCGCATTCTTCTATGAAATGGAAAGCGTAGAGCGCTGGTACATACAGTTAGACATTGAAGATACCGAAAACAAAATTAGTCTCTTGCAAATTGAGACAGCAGGGTTGATGGAAACACTAGCGAATCTCACTTTCAAATTACGAGCAAACGAGGTAACACAATGACTCGCAAACAATACGCAAAGACGGTGAGCAGACTGTCAAAGATGACAGACGCGCAACTGTGGCAACACTACCGCGAAATCAGAACACAGTCTTCACTACTTGAAGAGCAGTCTGTTACGCTCGGCGAACTAGAAAAGCGCGGTGTTCGTGGGTTAATTATTGACGGGGAGTTAGTGAGATAATGCCACGCACTAAACAACTAAACACAAAAGCGATATTGAAAGCGTACGAAGCGGAAGCGAAACGGGCAGAGCGTAACGCGAAAGCCTATCGGGGTGACTCGTTAGAGCAGTACTGGCTCGGGCACGCTTGCAAGGTTAGGCAATGTAAACAACTAGCAGAACGGGAGACAGAATAATGCACGAAGAGTCACTGAGTTTTACGCACACACTAAACGATACACACACATGGAATGTTACTTTTGTGAGTGACTACGCCACAATAATTACGACAGTCACCGCAGAATACGACGACGCCATAGAGGTAGCGCAAGACCTATTACAAAATCATTACGGGTTTGACCTTGACGGGTGGCAGGTAGAGTTTGAGTTAGCGAAGTGGGGCGAGCAATGAGACTATCTACAATGAATGTCTTAAGACAGTGTTTTGATTGTGCCCAGTACAGTTACGAGGTTTATTGTGACCCGATAGATGGCGCATACTTTTGTGTTTACTGTCATGAGCAACGCATGAAAGACTGTGAAGGGGGTGAAGAATGGATAGCAACTTGGGAAAGAGTCTGATTTTCGTGGCGATAATCGTTATGTGGGTAGCCCCGTTTGCGATTAGTAGCGTACAGCAGGCTAGGCGTGAGCGCAGTAGGGCGAATCACCCGACTGCACGGAAGGGTTAGGCGAACATATGTTTGGCGAACAGGTGTTCGTGTTTCATATTGGGCAAGGGTTTAAGGGTGTGACATATTTCACAAAGATTGTACTTGACAAGGGCAACTAAGTGTGATACACTTGTATCTACAAGTTACGAAAGGGGTGACAAATGAAATACAAAGAATACACAAAGAAAAGCACAGGGGAAATGAGGGTTCGTTGTGATGTGTGTTGCGCTCCAACACGGTGGACGACTGACCGCGCATATCTTACGAAATGGCGTGACAACCATGTTTGCCCAGACATGAGCAAATATGCTCAACTCAGTAACGACTTCTCAAAGATGTTTCTATCTTGAGTGGTCAGGGTGACTAGCAGACAGGCAGGTGCGAGTCCCGCCCACCCACAAGGTAGCGATACCGATTAACAACAACAACAACGAAGGGACAGCAATGAAAGCATTGGAGACAGTCAAACTGGTAGAGGTCACACTCGTACTCAGCATAGAAACCTACGGCGCACAGCAAATGCTATGTGGCATGGACTACATCACAGTCCACGACGACGCACAGGTTCTCGGCTGTTCAGAGCGTGACTTAGAAGTCAAACCGATAGAGGGGCAATGAATAAATACTGGGTATCAGTTTGGAATCTTGAAAAGATACAAGCAAACAACGAAGACGAAGCAGTCAAACGCATCACCCAAGAATTCTTAGGCGGGTGGTACTCGGCGCGAGACTTTGAATACGACGACATAACACTATGGGGCGGCGACAATAACCCGTCGCTCTTTGAAGCATGGAATCTTTACGAGAGTGGAGCGCCAAGCCCGCACCAAAATATTTTCTGCCCCGACAGAACCGAAGACGGTGACAAGGAGTTCCTTGTCATGACTATTAGTTCGGTGATTGTTGAAGCAGAAGATGAGACCGACGCAAGAGATGTGGCGGTAGATGTATTTGATTATATGAAGAAAGATGAATTTGAAATTCATGTCAGCAACTAATGAAAGGGAATAATGAAACTGAAAACAAAAGCAATGACATACGAAATGTGGTGCAGGTTCAACGACTTAGATGCCACAGAATTAGACAGCAACTATCCGAAATATCTTGATTGGAAAGAGGAGCAATGGAAGACACACCAACTATCAAAATAACAGACAACGAACGACGAGAACTAGAAGCCTTTACGCAGGGCTATCTTCTCGGCATTGTCGCCGACGACAGGGCATACGAAGGCTTTGACGAGTTCTATTCATACAATGACAAGTGGGATATCAACATTCATGCGGTGGGTCAGAAGGTTCGCACCATCTATGCGCAGGCTTATCCGTTGAGGGTGGACTCGGACGGATATCTGGAGACAGATACTTCTAACTGGGTTGAGATTGGGCAGTACAACATGGACGGTACACCGAAACGAAAGGTGACACCACAATGATTAAGCAACCAACAGTCCACCACTACATCTTGTCTTACGACAGCGAGAACGAACTTTGGTATCACGATGTTGAAACCGAACGAGAGAAGTTCCCCGACGGTGCGACACTCAACATAGAGACAGGCGAAACCTCGTGGGGTTACCTCGGTGACGGCGAGTACGCACCGAACGAATGCGAACTCAACGAGCAGATAGTCCGAACAGTAAACCAACTCAACCAAAACAATCGTGAAGTACCTTTCACGGTAGAAGACTTTGAGGACTACAAAATTGCGGAGATAGACGACGAAACTGACCGCACCCACATACCATACCCACCCGTTTGAGACGCTCTAATGCGCTCCTAATGCGTGCAATTTACCCGAAAGATAGCAATGACCCACAAAATTATTAAGTTCATATCAACACGCCCGTCGGTAGAAATCCTGTTAGAAATCAAACAGCGACTCCTACCACGCAACCAAGAACCAACTTACACAGAACCGTCACACCACTTTGTTGTGGTGAAGATGGCAGGCAGTCAGCCTGTCGCCTACTGGCGAGGGTCAGGACACGGCACGAACGAACGGTGGACTAAACGCCCAGACCTCGCATACCAATACATGACCGAGTATCAGGCACGCCGAGACACCGACGCTTGCGCTCTTGACCACAAACATAACTACCAGATACAACTAGTCAGAAGTCTGTTACACTAAAGTTTGGATTTGCCCTGCTCCGCAGGTATCCCCTTCCCTAGCGTTGTAGCGGGGCAAGTCCAATTAACCTACCGCCACCCGAACCACCATACTTACGGTACTCACGCTCACGAGGGGTCTTACCACCCCACACCCCGTACCTACGGACATCATTCGTTTCGCATTCCATAGCGTAAGCCAAACACTTCTCAGCAACTGGACACAACGCACACACCTTGATTGCTTCATCGTAAATACCTGCGGTGGATACACCGACAGAAGTTTCAGGGAAGAAAATACTTGTCTTCATACCCCGACATCTCGCATCGTCGTACCATTCTAAATGTTTCAAGTCAATCATGTCTGAACCTCTCCAAATTTGCTGTATGAATTTCAGACTTCAGTTGCTCTATCAACGCTTTAAGACTTGATATTTCGTCCAGTAAATTGTTTATGATTTCGTCAGTCTTCTTCTGAGTCATCTAACTTCTCTCCGCATACAGGTTTCTTTGGTAGCACACGCTTAACCAAACATGAACACAGTCTTGCTTTCATTGCTGTCTCTTCTTATGCTCAACCATAGCGAGACACCCAAGATACCCTGCGGCGTCTACGATACTGTCATGATGCCAACCGTCGCCGTCTAGTGCTGTCCTAAGACGGGATAGTTTGACTGCCACCATAAACAAGATGGCTTGCTCAACTGTGAGCGCCACACCTGTCATGCCTTCAAAGATATCTCTTGCCTGTGTGTAATCTTCTAACGGGTGGGCGTATTGTTTTTGTCTGTCGCCTGTTATCAGCGAGTGTGCTTCTAACAGTATCTCTGCGCCGTCACAGTTCTTCATCACGGAAAGCGTTTCTCCATATTGCAGGCGAGTAGTTCAACTCTATTGCTTCTTTGTGTGCTTGGCTTTCGTAACAGCGCATGATATGGATACACGGGTCAGAGCCGTCTTCAAACTCTGCGTCTTCTGTCACCGAGGTAGGTAAACCGTCGTGTGTGTAGCAGACAGGCGGGGAAACCCATCCGCTACGCACACCAATCTCTAACCATTGGTCGAAATCTAATTCCATTATGTCCACTAGAACGCTTCTTCTTGTTCCAAGAATCCGATGTTCCCAAAATCTTTTTGAGCCTTCGCTACCACCTGCGTGGTTTTGTCTGCCATCACAGGGTTGAAACGGCAAGTCAAACCGATTTCGTCAGCCAAAATCTTCGTGGTGTATTTCTTCTGTCCGTCTTTCTCGTATGAGGAGATGTCAAGTTTGCCGACAACAATTACACGGCTACCTTTCTCCAACGAACCTGCTGTGTACTCAGCCATCTGACCGAACACAGTCACGTTATGCCAAACCGTAACCTTCTTATCATCCTTACCGCTTGTTGTGGCAACAGTAAATGTTCCTACCGCCATGCCACCCTGCGAGAACTTCAGTTCCACAGGTTTCCCAACGTTGCCAACTATCGTTATCGTATTCATTTAGATACCTCTTTCATAGGTTGTATTACTGGTTCTCTTTTATTAGAGAGTTTGTTGTCGCACAAATGCAACGGGGGTTCAGACACCCGAACATAGGTGGTCAATGTCATATCGCAACGGTCACAAAACCATCGGGTTACTTTACTTCCCTTCATGCCACCACTATATCAGGGTTGTTTAATAGCCCACGGTCCCCAACCCCAACCGTAACGGTCTACACCGTACCGATAGATGGTTAGCCCTGCCGTAAGACAGGTGCGCGGGTCATACAAATCTTCTGCTTGTTTGATGACATTGTGTTGCCGTAAATATTTAACCCAAAACTTGTTTATCTGGAGCAGGCAAACACTCCCACCGTTAGGGTCAGACTTGTTGAACGCCCCAATCTGTCCTCGTGATTCACGCCATATCACATAGTCGAGAGTGAGCATCTGGTCTTCTGCCCAACCTACTTCCCGTGCTAACCCCCACCATTCTGGTTGGCGTGCTTCGGCTGGTATCGGCGGTTTAGGTATCGCTTCCCTTAACTGGTATTCAACTGCTTGCACTACTTTAATCGGTTTAGGTGGCGGGGCTTTCGCCGTGGAGACAGTCCCCCCAAAGAACAGTAACGCTGTCGCGGTGGCAAGTATATGTTTAAACATTAATCCTCTAGTCGTAGGTGGCTATGGTCATCAACTCGTTTACCTGTTGTGGGTATATGAGAAATCCTTTCGCTGGATTGTCGGAGTTGGGGGCGGCGACTTTGATTTGTAAAGTCTCTTTGTTTGCTTTCAAATATCGTTTAAGTCTGCCGAGTTCTATTATACAGAAAGCGTTGGGTGCGAACATGTACACCCACCATTTCGCTGTGGTGACCGCTATACCAGATGGCTTCCAGCCTGCGTTTCGTGGGTTCTGTTCGAACTCTACAAAGATTCTTCCGTTACGGAATCTGTCATACTTTACTTCGAACGCTCCGTCGCTCAAGTCGGAAAGAAACTGTTTAACAATCTCTTCGCCTTGATGTCCGAACGCTAAATCTTTTTTGAAATCATGCGGGTTGATGTCGTGTGACGGTTGGTATCCTTCGGTGCGTTCAATCATTGGTTGCGACTGTCTCGTAGCCACGGTTCAAGAAAGCATCCATCGCTGAACGTTCTCGTGGTGACGCCCCAAGTTTTACTGGTGCTTGGTTCAGACCGTAGATGCGTTCCATTAAACATTCGTATAGTTCTCGTGCTATGTCTTCCATCAGTATCCTGCTTTCTTTAAGATTGTTAATAGGTCTTCTAGTCTTAAGACCGCATACTGGTCTGATGGGTTGCCGTAGCCTCGACGTTTCGCTACAACTATCCCAAGTTCTGCGCCAGCATTAACACGTTCTGTTTCAGCCTCATGTAACCACGTTGAGAAGTTAAGAATCTTTTGGTTCTTGCATTCCCAAACGAGGCGTGGGTCTGTGCCTGCGATGTCACCTTTGTCGTTCACCCCATGTAACGTGCGACGTTCCACGAGTGGGTAAAACTGTTTCAGGAAGTTCACTATGAACGTTTCGAAACTGGTTCCTTTAGCGCGTTCCTTTGACACGTGCCGTCTCCTCTGCTAATAGTTGGCGGAATAGTGCACTCCGATTAACGCCACGTTCTTTGCATAACTTTTTGACTACATCCATTTGTTCGGATGTGAGACGCAAAGCGATGATGGCTGTTGAACGTGTTTTCCCTGTTGGGTCTACTGTTCTGTGGTTAGCCATTGGTTGCACCTTTCATTTCGGTGAACGCTGTGCGTAACGTTGATAGGTCTTTTTGTAGGATTTGTCCAGCCCAGTTCAAGCCTGCTTTTTCTGCGACTGCGCTAGGTGTCAGCCCTGCTTTGTCGCAGGCTTCGACGAACTGTTTCACTTGTGTTTTGGTTAGGGGTGCTGTGTCGTCAGTCACGGTGGAAGCCACAGCCTTGCCTGCTTGTGGCTTCCCCGCTACTGCTGACTTGTCATCCCATTCTGATTTAGACCAGAGTGACAGACAGATACCGAAGCGCATAGATGCGTTGCGTAGGAAGTCACCGACGAGTTCTTTATCTAAGTCGGGTTTGTCTGCTCGTACCGAACCGACACCGAGGATTGATTTGCCGAGGATGGTGAGGTGTGCCCACATGACTGCCATGCCGTTCACTTCTGTGATTGCTGGTCTGCCGTTCACCCAACCGCATGGTTCCCATGACCACATCGGGTCGATGTCGATGAGGATGCGTGTGATTTCTGCGTGACCTACGAAGTCCAGTTGGATACCACCTCTCGGTAGTTTGCCTACGATTGACGGGTCTGGTACTGCGTACTTGGTAAGGATGTCTTCTAGTTTCATACTTTTTCCCCTTTCAAGAGAAGTGTTCTGTTGGTTACTTTCCTACTGTATTTTTCTGTTATTGCTGGTTCCATTGCTTTGATTGCTTTGATGTCTAGGCTCGCCCATGTTCTGCCTTTCCATGTGGCGATGACTGTGCCGTTCACGGTGGCGTATTCGTTGGAGCCAATCATTTCGCACAGTTCCGCTTTCAATCTGTCTTCAATTTCTGTGTACGCTTTCAACTCCTTCTTCACATGCTTCAGTTGTTCCACTAGTTCTGATGCTGTTGGTGGCAGTTCAACTGTTGTCCCTGTCGGCTTCTGGTAACGGGTGCTAATCGTTTCGTATGACCAATGCACGCCTTCTGGGGTGATGCCGAGGTCAATGGATGTTAGCCATTTCGCTACAGCGTCACAATGCTCCTGCTTTTCGCCGTCAGATATCTTCTGTTCATAAATGTAGAGAACCATTGTCGAATCAAATATCGCCCATGTGATGAGGTCTACGTCGGCGCAGATGGCTTGCTGGATGCCTTGCAGACGCCAGTAGTCGGGTAGTTCGCCTTCCCATTCTCGTGACATCGTTTTGATTTCTAACACCTTGCGGTCATCACCGTTCTCGTAGAGTCCGTCGAGGGTGGCTATCATGCGTGCGCCTTCGGGTGTTTCTGCGATAAACATTTCTTCTGGTGTGATGTATGCGATACCTGTTTTGTCTACAGCCCATTGCAACACGAACGGTTCGAGACGGTTGCCTCGTTCCATTGCTGGGTTTGGTGGTATCGGTGATGGTGGTACGTCGCCTAATAGTTCGGCTGCGTATTTGTCTGCTGGCACGAACGGGTGTAGCCCGTAGATGGCTGCTACTGCTGATGCTGATACCCGTTTACGTTTCTTGTCGTCCCAGAATCTGAGGTCTAGCCAGTCTTGTTCCCCGTGTGTTGGTTTTGCTATGCGTTGTAGCGTGATGTTCATGTGTTCCCTTCTCGTAGTTGATACTTGTAATACTGTATCGCACATTGGTGTGCGTGTCAACCCCTAAGACAAGATTTTTATTTGCTCAACCATCTTCAAAGGGACAGCAAGAATGTGGTCTGATGATTCATCAACATATGATTGGGCGATAACGATATGGTTCGGCTTGGCGTCAGGCAACAACCAGCCCAGAGAGTGAACTACGGCAGGGTCTGGTTCGATGTCTGCTGTCGGCATCCAGCCTGTACTAACCGAATGTGCATCGTGCCAAACAATTAGCACCATCGTATGTTTGTACCCTTCGGTCATAGCATCAGTTTACTTGTTGAGGTATCCGCTGTGAGGGTGCTGTTTGTATCATTTGGTCTAGTTCTGCTAGGGCTTGGAAGAATTCTTGTTCTTCTGTGTGGCTTGCGACCCTTGCTTTAACCAAGAATTTTCTTATATTGTATAGCGTTTCTCTTGTCATAGGACTTGACAAGATAGCAGGTCGACGAAATGTTAATCGGTTGTTTCTGTGTAATCTGCGTGACTCATTGCCATAAGTTTGCCATCAGGTTTATATGCCACCCATGTCGGGGCGTCTGGGTCGCAACGGCAACCAATGGTTTTGTTTGGTTGATGCGTAACTAGCGTGTTACATTTGTTGCAGAATGCTGTCGGCATACTACTTCTTATGTTCTTTGATATGACTCTCTAAGTCTTCAACAACTTTATCGACTTTAATTTCTACTCTGCCAACACTACTGAACACGTGTTGCAACATACCTGCAACAACAGCGTGGTCTTCTTGGTTTTCTTTACGGAACTGGGCGATGACCGTAACAATCACACCGCCTACCGCTGTAACTACAGCAGACAGTATTAACGCCCACCCGCCATCCATTATGCGGGCTTACTTTTCGCTTGAAAATCGAGAACAGCCTGCGGTACTTTATCGCCAGCAACATAACGGATATGCCACGGCTCAGACTGCAACTCCCATGACCAACCCAACGACGGGGCTACATCAAGAAGGAACTGCAAACCTGTGCGGCGAGCAACTCTAGGTTTTGTTGTGATTGACACCACGCCACC